ATCTGATATTTTGCACTGTCCGAACCGACCTGTGCCGGATAGGCGGTCAGCGTCGGTACGATGGCAGTAACCCGACCCTCCTCCATACGGGGGAAGTTTCGGGCATTGTTCTGTTCGATCATCCACGCAATAAGCCCCGTGAAAAAGGCGAGATTGTTAGAATTCTGTTTGACATCAGAACCATAATTTTCGCGCGTGGCGAAAATGTAGTTTTGTGTCTGCTTATCCTCTAAAACACTTTCGCCCAAAATATTTTCCCGGTATTTCAGCGTGGACGGCGAGGCGTAGATGGCATACTCGGTAGGGTTCTCGCCCAGATAGTCGGCACCAAAGCGATTACTTTTCGACAAGAGCGGGCATTGACGAAACCACTGCCGCAAACTATCGATACTATTTGATACCTGCGGCATTTTTGGCCTCCTTTATGATGTCGTCAATGTGGTCTGCTTTCATTCGTTCTGCCCAAAATGGCCCGGCCAGAGCATTCTTATCAGTTTTATACTGGATGGCCCGGCCTGTGGGCTTTTTCTTTTCGCCGGGACGCGAAAAAAACCGCGTAGGAGTGCCGCTGTTATCGTCAAAAACTGGGATGTTAGGTCCGTAGACCTCACCCACATACATATAATGCGCATAAGGGCCAGGATAAACGATAATACCAGAACCGATGTCAGATGCCGCGTATGGGCTCTTTGCCAGCATAAAGGTGTCAGCTGGTGTATAACCCATACACCAACGTATCACGGCGTTGTCGATAGTCTTTTGCACAATGCCATGATTGCCAAAGCCGTGACGATCCAAAACGACACTGATGCCGTCAAAATCAAATTGTGCATTAACAGATAATTGCATTATGAACCTATCACTTTCCAATGCCGCCCTCGTGGAGCGCGGCGGTTGTCTGTGACCTGCAGGATGGTTGCAGCCTCGGAGTAGGTGTTATGGATGGCGGCGGGGCGCAGATCCTCTGCGCCGATGCCCAAAACCACGAGATCGCCAGCGGCCAGTGTGAAAGCGGATGCAGGGTCATTGGTGGCGGCATACTGCTTAGGGGGCAGATACACCTTGCCGCCGAAATCCGCATCCGTGGGGATGCGGATTGTGACCTTGTTTGCAGCTTTCAGCCCGGTGCTGTCAACGGTGGTTGCCTCAGAGTTGAACCAGTGAACGCCCCGGATGATGGTGCGCTCATAAACATCGCAATCCTCATCCGGGTCGAATCGCCGGTTGTATAGGGTGATGGTGTCATTGCAAAGCTGCATTTTACCTCACCCCTCTATACAGCAGGGGAACGCCGTAATCGTCCAGCTCACCGTACAGCATATCCGCCGCAATGGCGTTCATCTGCTTGGCTGCCTTCTCGGCGTTCGGCACATTCCCGTGGTTTTCAGTGTAGCCATCCGTACTGAACGATGTAACCGTGGGCGATATAACCTGTGCCACGGAGCCGACGGCACTCTCCATCTGTGCCAGCGCAAAAATGCAGAGCTTGACCGCCTTCGGAACCTCAGCCATGTTCTGGACACGGCAATCCGTTATGCGATCAATGCGCTTTCTACAGGCACATTCCAGCGGAGGCCACGCAGCGGCATCAATGGCGCCGCCCAGGGCCAAATACTCCTCATAGGTGAGATACATATCGTGCGCCATGCGTAACCCCCTCAGCAATCCGAAATCAGGCCAGAGAGAGGATGCGGGCGATGGGGATAGCCTTGCGGGCAATGTACTGCTTGCCCTCGGCCTCGTTGGAGTTCACCAGTTCCCAGTTTTCGCCGTTCTCCAGCTCGTCATCGGTGGGAGACAGGCTCTTCATCTTGGCCTTGGTGAAGTTGATGCCGTAGGGGGCAAAGCACTTGCGCTGACGGCCATAAAGGGTGTCCTCGCCGCCGTTGGTGTGGGGATCACGATCCATCTCGTAAGGCACCTTAGCGCCGCAGTCGGTGTACTCGATAGCACCGTCGCCCAGAACGTAGGTAGTGTAACGGGTCTGAGACACCTTAGCCACGCCTGCGGTGGTCTGGGCGGCAGCGGCCTTGACAGCGCCGGAAACAGTCACAACAGGCAGATTGCCCTCGCCGCCGAAAATCTGCTTGAGGGTAACGATAGCACCAGAAACGGTGACGATGAACTTGCCCTCGTACTGAGCAGACAGCACAGTTTTCAGCGCCTGAGCCTCGGTAGCGATATCGCCGGTCTTGAGGGTCTTGTTGGCGGTGGAGGTGGATGCGGCAAAGGTATAGGTCTGACCGTCCACGGTGATGGTGCTGCCATCGGTGCCAACGGTGTTGACATTGATGGTGTAAACGCCCTGCACCTCCGGGGTGGTGACGGTTTCCACGGCAGGCATGGAGTCATCAACCAGAACGGTGCGGCCATTCAGGGTGCCGATCTGCAGCTCGCGATCGATGCCGTCCTTGTCGGTGTACTTCATGTACGCCAGCAGCTTGAGGTTTTCGAGGCCGGTAGCAACGGCAGAGTGCATAATGGCGAGGCTGAACGCACCCTTGTTGTCGCCGCAAGCACGCTGCATGGCGGTGTTCAGAGAGGTGCCGTCCATCAGGCCCAGAGCGCCCTCGGAATTGGTCTTGCCGGTGACATCGTAGGTGTGTTCACGGACGAACTTCACGCCCTCAGCGTCTTTCATGGCGAAAACGCCGGTCAGAATCTTGATGATGGTGGCCTGATCGACTTCATCCCAGTATTCGCCAATCTGAGCGGCGACATCGGCGAGAAAATCCTCGCCGCCGGTGATGTCGTAGGAAAAGTCGCGCTCAGTCCATGCCTGTGCGCGGCCCACGACAACGCGGGAGTGGGAGAAAGTCTTGGTGTTGGTGGCGGTGATGTTGGTGGAGCCATCGTAGTTCTGAGGGACGGCGCCGCTGATGATGCCACGCAGGGGGATGGTGACGTAGTTGCCACCGACCTGATCGCTCATGGACTGCGCGATGTCCTGACGCTTTTTGATGGCGCGGGACTTAATCAGCTCGTTACGGTTCAGGTTGGGAACGCGGTCAACATACTGCTTGAACACGTTACCATTGAAGTTTTTGGAATCAAAGATTGCCATGTGGTTATGCCTCCTGTTGATTTTTTAGGGGTTCGTCGGGTGTAGCTCGATTAGTTAAAATCGGGCACGAAGTTGGGATCGGCATTTGCTGCCGCCATCTGCTCGGACAAGCTCATTTTATGCGGGTTTCCATCGGGCTTTGCGGGAACCGTGATAGACGGGCCTTTCTTAGCCGGGGCCGGTTCATCAACGACAAAACTGCCGGGGTCGTCGGTTTTGTACTGGGTCAGAAACTCGTCGTAGCCCTGCATCTTGCCATTCTCGTCCTGCTTAAACTGTTTGGCGATGGCATCCGCGATAAACTGCTTTTTCGCGGCATTGGAGCTGAACTTGACCTCACCCGCCTTTTCGCGGATGGCAAATTCATACGCCTGTGCGGTGATTTTCCGCTCCCACTCCTTGCCGTCATTCTCGCGCTGCTGACGCAGTGCCGCGAGATCGGATTGAACGGATGCCAGCTTGTCGGCATCGGTCTGTGCGGCGGTCAACTTGGTCTGCAATTCGGCCATGTCGGTGTCACGCTGCTTGACCTGCCCCTGCAAGTCGGAAATCTGGCCCTGCAAGCCCTTGACCTTGGAATCCATCTTATCGCGGCTGACGTAGGAACCGTCCGCGATATTGGCGAGTTTCAGACCCGCCGCGCTGATCTTTTCGGTCAACTGATCGTAGGTCAGTGCCTCGCCCTCAGAAAACAGATTTTTGAGCAATTCCATAAGATTGTCCTTTCGCCGCGATTGATTTAGCTTATAATCGCGCGGCCACTCCGCGCACGTCGCGCCATCGCATTTATTTCCCTGCAATGCCGGGTATTTATTTATCAGCCAAAAACGGCGTGATAACACAGAAAAAGCGCCATTTCAGGCGCTTACCTTTATGGCCCTAAAGCCATCCACTGCCATGCGGTCACGGCGCTGTGACAGCCCGGATTGCTTGGCAATGAGATTGTATCGGGCGCTTAGGGTGTTGATGTGCTGCTGTGCCTCACGGCGCAGGTCATCGTCCCTAGCGGCCCGTGCCGCAATGGCAACATCTTTCCAGCGGCGGGTATCGGTTTCGATTTTTCGCATCATCTGCGAACACTGATAGAGGGTCAGACCCTCTTTGTTGCCGATAGTCACGCCTGCATGATTTGACATTATCCATGCCGCCAGTTGGTGGTCGGAGTATTTTCGCACCGAGTATTCGGTGCTGAACGGCGCGGCAAAGTGCCCGCAGTTCCACTCGCCGATAGGACGCTTGAATCCTGCAAAGTGATGACCGTCCACATCCACGCAGGCCATGCCCGCCTGCATCTTGGCGTATTCGGCCAGCAGGAAAACATGACCTTGCACCGGCTCATGGTCGGAGGCGCTGTTGAGATGTGCGGACAGCTCCACGGCATCATAGCCCAGCGCCTTGCCGATTTCGTCGGCGCTGTGCTGGGCGATTTGGCAAGCCCCGTCAATGATGTTCTGACGGGCGGCGGTATCAAGGCGGCGGTGATAGCCGCTTGCGTATTGAACCTGCATCCCTGCCCAGCCTATGTCTTTGATGGTCTGCCGCATAGCCGATTTGTAGTCGGTCATGCCGGTGGACACGCTCAAAATAGCCTTATCAATGGCCTGTTGGTATGGTACAGATATGGCAGTCGTATTAGACAGGTTTTGCAGCGCCCCGGAGGTCTGCGCGGCGATGTTGCGCGTATACTGTATGAGCCGCTGATTCTCCTCACGGGGCAGCGGATGCGCCGCCAGCGCGGCTTTGAATCGCGGGTCGGTGAAGTTATCCTGCAAGGCGGCGTTGTACACAACGGCCATCTGCTGTTGTGTCAGCCGGGTTGCGGCTTGGAGCTTGCCGGAAATATCAGCAATGTCTGCACCCATTTCCAGCATGATCGTATAGCGGTGTATACTGGTGGGGTTCATCTCGCCGATTTTCTTTATCTGGGTCGCTATTTTCTGGATGAAATACAGATTGACTTCATCCAGATTCGCAATCATTTTGCGAACAGCGGCATCAAGCTCTTTTGGGGTCAGCACGGGTCATCACTCCTCGCCGAGGCCACTCCCAAACGGTGTAGCCGTGTTGCCCCCATCCCGATCGGCATTGTCATTGTCATTGTCCGTGGGAACAGTGACATCGCTCTGGTCGGGATTGGGCTGCTGGATAGCCATAGCGGCCTGCATTTCGCTGACTTTTTCCTGCTGAACTTCCTGCAAGGCTTTTTCGGCCTGTGCGCGGGTTTCACCAAAAAACCACATACGCATCTCAGTCTTGCTCATCATGCCGTTGTTGAGCATGAGGAGTCGCTGCTGCAACTGGGTTTCGGTGTCGGCGATAACGGAATCATCCCAATCGAACGACACCTCATAGTCACCGGCAGGGGCGAGGTTATACAGGTCAGCGTACTTATCCATCGCCCGTACGACTTCACGCAGCGCCCGCTCAAGGGCCTGCTGGTTGTCGGCGATGGTGGTATAGGTACGATTACGTAGGATAGTCAGCTCAGTGGCCGTGCGGGCCTCTGTGTTGGCATCGGAGAGGGTGCCACGGGCGAGGCCGGACTGATCTTCAATCTTCATCAAGATTTGATTCAGACCAGCCACAAGAGAACTGTCACGCAACTGCGGGGCAAATACATGGTAGGTATCATCGCTGCCCAGATCAACCGCGCGGAACAGGCGCTCATTCAGCTTGGGGATGTCCATAGCCTTTGCGCCGTTACGCATAACGCCATCGATGGGCCGCAGCGCCATCGGGTCAACGTCAACGGCCATTTCGCCGCCCTCGAACTCCCACAGCAAACGGCTGTACTGTGTGTCAGCCTCCTTGATGGTGTCCATGCTCTTAGCAAATACTGCCACACCCATGGGGGAAATCGGGTCAACGGTGTTTGCCGAGGCCACGCGAAACCATCCGAAAAGCTGCCCGTCCACATTGTTGACATAGACCACGGGCTTGAGGTCTTTCCATTGCGGTACTTCCGTCAGAGCGATTTCCTTGCCGAGAGCATCACGGGAACTGGACTTAAATGCCCGCTGGGTGATTTTGATTTTGTCACCATCAACGGTGTGCCGCTCAAGGCGGGAATAGTAGGTTTTGCCCTCCGAGAACACATCGCGGAAAACGACATCGGACAAGTCGCCATCATCACCGAAAGCAATGGGATACAAATCCCAATCGGGGGTATAGTCGAAATAGATATGCCCGTCACGGACATACGGCTTTATCGTCATGCCGCCCGCCGCACATCCGATCTCAGTTTTGCTCCGTAATTGTGTAGCCAGCTTTTCAAACTCTTTGCTCAGAAACTCCGAGCGCGGATTGGTGATGTCCTCGCCGGTACTGTCGTCCTTGCCCGCCGTAATGCTCCACTTAAATTCAAGTGTGACCTGTCGGGAAATCTCGGATGCGATGAACGCGGGAATGTTGAGGGTTTTGACCTGCTTGCCCTTGTAATTGGGCTTGTCCAGATAGGCCCGGTGCCATGCTTCGAGGGCAATCTGCATCTCCTGCGACAGCGGGGTGTCGATGTTCTCCACCTGCTGGATATTCTGATACGGAATCACTCTGCCTAACACCTGCCTTATCATGGTATAGATACTTGAAAAAATAGACATGGGCTGTACCTCACAGGCCGCGCCGTTTCCAGATTGGATTGAGCGCGTACCGCACACTGTCAATGCTGTGGTTGTCCTTATCGGGGTATTGCCCGGTCAGTTCGTCGTCTTTGGTGCGCTCATATTCGTATTCGGCAAACTCTCGCGCCGTTTCCGGGCATCGGTTGGGGTCAACGACGATTTTCACCAACGATTGCAGCCATTTCATGCTGTACCGCACAGAATCCGGCCCCTTTTCAGTGGGGCGGATGGATGCGCCGTAGGCCTTTAAGTCCGCAATGGATTTCGGCTCGGCGCTATCTGCAATAATGAGGTCTTGCGATGTTACGTTCTTTTCTTTCTGCAAGCGCTGCCAGAAAACCTCATTCGGGGTTTTGTTACAGCGCAATTCATCGAAAATATAGAGCGTCATCTTCGAGGGGCGATAGCACATCTTGCTCCAATGGTTGGGGTCGGGATACCAGCCCCAGTCGATGCCCTCGTAGATGTAATCAAACGACGCAATTTCGGCATCGGTGATTTCGCGCAATTCAAGGTTGCTGAACACCTCGCCGCCCGTGCCCGTGGGAATGCCCAGATACTCATGCTCATAGGCGCGGGGGTTGGTCTGCCGCAACAGCTCCGCATCATCAAAGAACATCTGACCGAGCCATTCAGGCGGCACGGTCAGATAAGTGCTGGAATGAACCAGCCTATCGGGGCGCTGGACAAGCGCCTCCTGATTCATAAAGTTGTTCAGGGTGATGGGCGGGTTGAACGACATGAAATTCCAAAACTTAGAGCCGCCACGGTTGGTAGATTGCAGCACGTTTCGGATTTCTTTCATCCCATCGAACGTGTCCGCTTCTTCAAACCATGTGATGGCGCAGTACCCTTTGGGAAATTTCAACGATTTTAGCTTCATCGGGTCATCAAGCCCGCGAAAAAGAATCGTCTGTCCGGTGCTTTTCCGGGTGATGCTCATGGGGGAAACATGACAGATAAATTCGTTGTCAAGACCCAGCTTGTCAAGGGCAAAGACCATCTGGCTGTAAACGGAATCACGCAGGGTGTTGGCGGTCTTACGGAATATGACAGCATTGCAAGCCTCGTTTCCCGGCTGAACCATAATCAGCGGGATGGCAAAGCCGATAAAGGACGATTTCAACGAACCGCGCCCGCCCTTGAGGAGATATTGCGAGTGCCGATGATCGAGAACATCATACAGCAGCTCATCATAGTTGGGCGCGATGACATCTTCGATGTAAACATCAGGCATCAGAAACCGCCTCCCCATCGGCGGGGGTCGTGACGGGTGTAGCCGCGTTTGCCTGATCGGCGTCAGCTTGCTCCACTGCCGGGACATCGCCCTCGGTCACGGGGGCGGGTCTCTCACCGCGTATCAGGTGGATGCGCACCGCATTAGGATCGCTGGCAGGCTCAGTCTTGCCGGGGCCGTCTGCGCCCTCTATGGGCGGCTCAGGCGGGGTGAACTCGTCAACGCCAAACTGGCCGGGGGTGCCCGGTTCCTGCCCTAGAACACGCAGAATGGCGAACAGGGACTCAATGTTGCCATTGATGGCAGATTGGATAAGGGGAATGAGCATCTGCACCATGAGGGTCGTATTCTCAGAGAACACATCATCATAGCTCGTCAACTCGGCGCTGGCCTTGTAGTGGGCCTTGCCACCCTTTTTCTTGTGCTGAGGTTTCGTCAGCAGGTTCAGCAGGGCATCCTTTACCAGCTTCTCCTCCCGGCGCTTTTTGGCCGCTGCCTTGCCGCCTTTGGAGCGGATGGCGAACGCCTCCTCCGGGGGGAGCTGATTCAGTGGCGGTTTCATCCCGGACGTATTGCGAGGCTTTTTCTGCTTTTTCTCGCCGGTGTCGGCGGGCTTCGCGTCTTGCGGCGCGGGGCTTGCGCTGATCTCCGGCATAGCCTCGGTATTTTCGGGCATCTGCTGCCACCTCCTATCAGTAAAAATAAAAAAGCACCCAGCGCATTTCAGCGCTGAGTGCTAAGGGGTATTCAGTTACTCGCCCTTTTTGGCGGTGGGCTTCTTAGCCATGGCCTTTTTCGGGGCGGTGGTTTTCTTTTTGGTCTTGGCAGTGGGCTTGTACGCGGGTTTGTTATAACCCGCGTTGAGATGATCTGCGAGGGCGTTTGCCTGCGCACGGGTCATTTTAGACAGCTTTTCATCAATATTGGACATTATGCGTACCTCCTAAAATACCGCTTATACGCGGGTTTTCGACATAGTAAGGGCACTACGATCAATGACCGTGTAATACGTTTCATTGTAGCCGACTTTGGTAGTGATGACATTATAACCCATAAGCAGCGCAAACTGACTCATACTATCGCTTGTGCTGTGCGCTTTGGCAAAGCCCAACGCGCGGCGCGTGCGAGGGTGGCTTTTAACAAAAGCATCATAGGCGCTCTGCAAACTGGATTCACTGATTGCGCGGGCCTTGGCCGGATTCAAAACAGCCCGCAGGGTCTTAGGATTCTGGCCGGGGTTTCCGTAGAGCTTAGAACCGCGCTTACTGTCGGAGAAATACAGGCCATCACCGTGGATGCCACGGCCCACATAACTCAGACTACCATCTGTCATCATATCACAAATATCGTCAGATGTCATCGAAATTCCCTGAACATCATCGTCACTGTCATTGACAGTACGATAAATGGGAACAGCGCCCTGTTTAACCATCGCATTGAGCTGCTTATCGGAAACAATCTGCGGTTTATCATTCATACCTAAACCGTAAATCATGCGCTGCAAATGAGAATCGCATAGGAACTGCGGCATATCGACGCTTTGTACGTTAATCAAGAAATCGTGCATACCTGTATCATCCATTTGCTGAACATCCGAAAGCGTAACACCCATCGGGGGCGCATTAGGCGCAAGGCTGGCCGGAGTAGGCGGCGCGGGCTGATTCTGTGGGGCCACGGGCGGCTGTTGAGGCTGAACACTTGCTAGCGGTACTACTAACGGGGGTAAATTGGCGCCACCGCCAGACCCGCCGAGCGATGACGCACTCAAGCCGCTGTTACTTCCTCTGCCGCCCATATTATTTACCGCCTTTCTTGGCCGAGGCCTTCTTGGCGGGCTTTTTGATGATCGTCACGCTTTTACCAGTTGCCATAAAACGGCTGCCGGATTCGGCGCTTTTTTTCTGCTTGCTTGCCATTTCGAGCCTCCTTACTCGTAAATTTCGACATCCACGACTACGCGTGGCAGTGTGCCGCCAACACGCGGATTTGCATAGGTGCCGTCAAAATGGGCACCTTTGACACGGTACTTAGTATCGCGGGAGAGAATAATTTCAGCCTGCTTCAAATTGCCCATGATGCAGTTGGTGCTCGCCGGGGTCGAAATGTTGATAAACACCTCGCGGCCACCAGACTGAGAACCTCCGATAAAGGGATTCTTTTTGGCATCATAGGCCGTAGAAACGAACTTTTTCTCGGTATACTCAACGCCCTGCACGGCGGCATTGAGCTGCGCGTCGGTCATGCGCTGATAATTTTTAACGCCCAGCGCCTCCAAAAAATCCTGATGCGCAGCACGGATAAGCGTGGTATTTTTGCCGAGCGGGTGCATGGCCGAATCCATCATATTCACCATGTACTGCTCATTTGCGTTAAGCGCCTGCCCATTTTCCAGCTTGTGGTTAAGATTCTGACCCACGCCATAGCCATTATTGGTTTGGTCTTGACGGATGTACTGGTTAATAGCGAGCTTGGTGTTGATGTCGTAGCCGTTCCAGACCTTACCGAGATCAGCCTCGTCTTTTTGATTCAACGGTGTGTAACTGATCGGGCCGCCGCTCAGCAACGGCCCGCCGCCCATTGCCTGCGGCGCAGTCGAGGGCGGAGCGCTCTGAACTGCCACAGCGGGCGCGGGCATTGCTTGCGGTGCCGGGTTAATCTGAGGCTGCGGAGCTATCGAACCGCTGGATGCCATACCGCTGTTACTTCCTCTACCGCCCATCGGTATCGTCCTTTCCGGCGCGAACACGCGCCTTGAGTTTTTCCTGAAACGCTGTAACGTGAAAAATGTTTCCCTCACACCCGGCGGGCACCTTGCCGTAGAAGATGATCTGCGCGGGCTGTAAGCGTCGCAACATCTCATTGTACCCGGCCATGAACAGATCTGCCGATTCGGGGCTTGCCTGTGTGCCGACGCTCGACACGGCCACTGCACCGCCTATCGGCTCACCATCAAAGCACCATGCAAAGCTATCCGGCGTACTCCATGAGATGGTCGGAATAACCTTGATGCCGTGGGCCTGCCAATAGGCACCCAGCCAGTGCTTGCGGTAATGGTTGTAAATCTGGATAATGCGGGGAAAGTCTGTATATGTGCTAAAATCGGGGGTGCATACGGTGTCGAACCGCGCCATCATGCCGAGGTAGTTATCGGGATGCGCCCAGATGCGGTTGAACTGGTAATCGTCAACGAAAAAGTAAACGCCATGCTCTGACGGATCCTCGCACCCTTTGGCGTAGTTGAAACTTATCCAGTTTTCAGCCGTAGTCAATTCGGGCCGCAGGATGGGGATGTCGAACCGCCCAGCGCCGGGGAAAATGCCCTTATTGAGATTTTCGTAATTGCGCTCTGTGCGGTACACCATAAACCTCCGGGAAAGCAATAAAAATGCGCCGCAGTTGTGACACTGTGGCGCGTAATATAGGGGCAGGTCAACGGTGGCAGTACCGTCGTCGGCCCTCGCGGCGAACCGCGATAATAACCAAAATCAGGCGCGTCATACGGGAAAAGGAGAAAGAGCCCGTTTTGCCGTGGACGCGCCGCGAGGTGAAATGCCCTCAAGCCTCGCATGGTTGCACAGGCTGGAATCGAACCAGCTACTTGCAGGGTATGAACCTGCCGAGCTACCAATGCTCTACTGTGCGATATAATATAGGCCACTGATCGGAAACCGCCATCGGTGGAACCGCGTGGATGAATCACAAACCGCAATTTACCATCACTGGGGAGGTGCAGATCACGTGTACCGCCGCAATGGCCGGACGACGGCAATGGCCTAATGGAACCGCATAAGGGCCTTGCACCCTTTTCGCCTAATTGCCGATTGAGCAGCTATGCGGTAAACTGCCCCGGCACCGTAGGTTACCGGGGTGAAATTTAGCGCAGGGGTCAAGGGCCCGCACAGCGCCGGGCGTGAGAGGCGCACCCAGCGTATAGGTTCTTTACCACCTCGGCGCAAACACGAACGCCGCCGCGCTTATTCACGTGGCGACGCATGGAGGTGACAGCGGGGAAAACACGAGCGAGGGAGTACCCATAACTCCCTCGCCCTAAACCCGCAATGTAATATTATAATAATAGCAATTAGAATACAACCGACACAGCGGACAAAAACGGACAGTTTATTAAAAAATCCGCTTTTGTCCGCTGTTTTCGTGATTTTAGGCCGCGCTCTCGTCAATATAGCGCTTGCAAGCCTTGCGCACGCCATCGCCCGTGTACCCCATACTCGCGCCCACCCGTGCCCACGGCAGACCGTCCACGAAACGCAAGTACATAATCTCACGCATACGGCTGTCAGGCACCGCATCAATATAGCCGATGAGCCGCGCCCGTTCTGTGGCACAGCGGATGATCTTTGCCTCGATGCTTGCTTTCAGCTCGACGATTTCAAGAGCCGCGATCTCCACATTCGACCCTGCACCGCCGCCACCGGGCATCCCGGACATATTCGGCCCACCGGGGGATGCGGCGCGGGCCTCAAGTTCTGCCAGGCGCTGTTTATCACGGTCAATCTCCACATTCAGCCAGTGGAGTTGCGATAATTCCTTCATCGTCATAGTCAGACGGCCTCCTTTGCCGTGATGATTTTTGCTTTTAGGGATTCCAGCAGATGGTTTTGTTCAGTGACACGGCCCATGACCGTGGCGATGGCATCCTCATCCTGCCCGCCCTGCACGACCAGCGAATGGATGACGACAGGATGCGTCTGCCCTTGTCGGTGTAGCCGCTTGTTTGCCTGCAAATAGACCTCCGCCGAGTATGTCAGCCCAAACCAGATGATATGATGCCCGCCGTGTTGCAGGTTGAGACCGTAGCAGCAGGACACGGGATGGGCCAGCAGAATGTCCACCTCGCCCGCGTTCCATGCCCGTTCATCATCAGGGCCGTTGTATACTCGTACCCGCAAGCCCAATGGCTCAAGGGCGGCGAGGATGCGGGCGAGGTCGTGCTGAAACCAGTAGAACAGCAAGGCGTGTTGACCGTGCAGACCCTCGATCAGCTCCACAAGCGCGGCCAGCTTGCAGTCATGGACGGGGATGACCTTGCCATCCTCATCGTACACAGCGCCGTTGCAAAGCTGTAACAGCTTGCCCGCCAGCACTCCCGCCGTGCCTGCTGTGATGGTCGATTCGTCCACTTGCAACAGTGCATCCCGCTCCAAACGCTTATACGCGGCGGCGGCGGAGGCATCCAGCTTGACGGGTATCTCATCATAGATGCGGTCAGGGAGGGTTAAATAGTCATCGCTGGACAGGCTGATGCAAATATCACTGATGGCGGCATATATGGCATCTGCCGCGCCCCGGCGGGCCTTGTAAGTAAATATCTGCGATCTGCTGCGCTTGTCCGGCTCAAAGTACATATCGCGGTAAACGGAGATCGTGCGGCCCAGCCGCTGCCCACCGTCCAGCAAGTAGACCTGCGCCCACAAATCCATCAAGCCGTGCGGCGAGGGGGTGCCGGTCAATTCCACAATGCGCTTGATTTTGGGTCGCATTGACCGCAGGGCCTTAAACCGCTTGGCCTGATGGTTTTTGAACGATGACGATTCATCCAGCACGACCATATCAAATGGCCACGCCTTGCCATACTCTTTGACGAGCCACTGCACATTGTCCCGATTCGTCACATAGATGTCGGCATCCACTGCCATCGCGGCGCGGCGTTGTGTAGCTGTTCCCAGCACCTCGGAGCAGCGCAGATGCCGCAGATGCTGCCACCCTGAAATTTCGGTGCGCCATGTTGCCTCGGCAACTTTTTTTGGCGCAATGACGAGACAGCGTTGAATTTGCCACGCATAACACTTGAGATAGTTAAATGCGGTCAGTGTCATCACGGTTTTTCCCATGCCCATGTCCACGAAAAGGCCGGCGGCGGGGTGATCGATGATGTGTTGGATGCAAAACTGCTGATATGGGTAGGGGTGGAACTCTTTACACTCCATCGCCATGCCGCATGACCTCCTCGCAATGACTGAGAATCGTCTGCACCTGTTCCGGGGTCGATACTGTGCTGAACACGGTAAAGCCCAGCCGCCGCATCTGATTCTGTACATACGTCTGCCGCATTCGCTCCCGCTTGCCAACCTGTTTAAGCTCCACAAACACGACACGACCTCCCGGCAACAGGATCATCCTATCGGGCACCCCAGATGTGCCGGGGCTTTCAAATTTCAGACATTGCGCCCCGCCGCCCAATTTCTTCACACCGTCACGCAGCTTGCGCTCGATGACCTTTTCCAATTCCGGCATCCTAATAACCTCCCATCTTTTTCGCGGCATCGCCGCCGCGCTTGTCCACCTGACTGACACACGCGCACGCGCGTATAGACCCGTAAATACGGGGTATATGCGCTCTCACGCGCGTTATTTTACTTATTTTTATTTTTATTTATTTTAAGTGTCAGAAGTGTCAGTTATAGATATATTGCAACGATACATCGTTAAAATTTAGGCTGACACTTTAACTGACACTTGTATTTTGCGTGTCAGTTGTGTCAGTGCGCTTGTTCACGATTTTTTCATATTTGACTGACACTTCTGACGGTTCTGACACTTGGCATATAAGGAAGTGTCAGCTTTTTGGCTTAAAGTGTCAGTTGATTTTTATACACGTTACGCCTGTCTGTTGAATCTCCGATAACCGCGCTGCTGCTTGTACGGCCCAAACTTCATGCCCCGGTTAGCCTCCCATCCGGGGGTGCTTGCCAGCACGGCGTTGATTTCGCGGGTGTCTGCCTGCTTGATGTCGCGCGGGGCGCCGTTGAAAAGTTCGCACCAAACCTCGGCGGCACAAATGCGGTCACGGGGCATCGTCGGGATGTCCTGTCCCTTGCAAGCCCCAGCCCAGTAATCGCGGCGCTTGTCCAGCGGCCAATCAAGCCAGTTCGTGGGAACATCACGCTCCACAAAATCGCGGATAAGACCCTCGCGGACGGATGCCTCGCGGTGATCTTCCTGCCGTGCGCGGGCCGCGTCTGCCAGATCGCCAGTCAGGAACAGCGGCTCTCCCATCATCCAGCGCATCTTTGCCTCAGCCCAAATCTGATTGATTTCGTCATCGGTCAAGTCCCATGCGCGGTGAATCAGTTCGCCTTGCCCTACGTCCACGGGCCAGAAACGGCGGTTGCCCGTGGTATCTTGCAGAAAATCGCTGACGTTGCAGGTGCCGAAAAAGACACAGCAGCGGGGCAGTTCCTTGACATTACGACCATAGGCGGCGCGGTAGCGGTCATAGCGCAGGCTCAAAAACTGCTTGATGCGAGAAACATCTGTTTTGCGGAAAGCGTCAAGCTCTGCCACTTCGACCAGCCAAACGCCCTGCAAAAGCTCGGATGCCTCTTTGCCCTCGAACGTGCGGATGCTGTCGTTGTACCAGCCCTTGCTCATTCTGTCCAGCAGCGTGGACTTGCCGAGGCCCTGCGGCCCGCACAGAATCAGCATATTATCGAACTTGCATCCCGGCTCCATCGCGCGGGCCACAGCACCGACAAACGCCTTGCGGGTGACAGCGCGGGTATAGGGGGAATCGTCAGCGCCGAGGTAGTCGATGAATAGGGTGTCCAGCCGAGGCACTCCATCCCACGCCAGACCCTTGATGAAATCCTGCACCTCGTTAAATGCGTGTGTAGCCGCATGGATGTCCAGTCCCGCGTCGATGGCGTTGCGCTTGGTGATCTTGTATCCCTTTTCCATGTACCAGTACATTGCCGAAATGTCGGAATCAGCCCATGCCCGCCGCTTGAATTTGTCGGGGTCTTTGTCCCACGGCAGGGGGTACAGCACCTCGCCGCGCCCGCTGAACTCATTCAGCATGAATCGCCCGCATAGGCGGGGGTCATTGTTGAGAATCAGCAGAACATTGTCGATGGTCTGCTTGATTTTGCCGTTTTCATCGCGCTGGATATAGCCCAGCCATGCGTTGGGGTCGGTCTGCTGACCGTCATCTCCGATGACCTCGCCTTGCATAGGCTCGGCACTGTCACTGTCGCCGGGGGTCTGCTGGGGCCCGTTGCCGGGGATGGGGACGATAGCGCCAAAGTCAGCCTGCAACTGGGCAAACTGCTCTTTGTTGTAGATGGCCTGCACCGCGCTATCCTGCATCGCCATTTCGCACATCGCCTTATAAGATGGGAGCTTGCTGACCGGGGTGTTGCCGGGGGCGCTGTCGTCCTTATCGCCGTACAGGTGTAGGCGAACAAGGTCAAAGGCGTTCACAAGCTGCATGGAGCAGGGGTCGGTGGCGTGATGGCTGTACAGGAATTTGCCATTGTCGTAGATGATAGCGCCGCCCGCTGTGCTGCCGCCCGTATAGGTGTACCGCTCCTCGCTGCCCATGATGCACGGGGTATAGATTCCGGGCAGAAACTTGTCCATCGCCGTGCGGATGTCATAGGCGCGGCAGAACGCGCCCACGATGCCGGGCTTGGCCGTGGGGTCGCCCTGCTTGAGTGCCATCTTCTGGTAATTTGGGGCCGCGCCGGGAACCTGCGGCCATTCAGCCATGTTGCGCCAGTCGGCGTAGGTGCCCAGCAGGAAGTCCACGGATGCCAGCGGCGCATCCTTGCAACGGAACACATAATCCGAATCCACGCAGGCGCTCGGCCAATACATGAGGCGGCTTGCCTGAAAGGTGGTAGGGTCGGCTTTGTCGATGCCAATCAGCCACGCCAGGCGCCGCGCCAGCGGCTCGTACTCGTCGGGGGCAGCGGTGCGGTCAAGAGGGATTACGACACGCAGGCGGGGCTTATTGGGGCAGTGCTTGCGCGTGGAGTAGACCGCATAGCTGCAGCCGATGCCGTCCACACGGCTGATGATCTCATCAGTGCCCCAGCCGGGGATGTTATCAAAGTCAAGCGTCACAAGGTCACGCCCGGTCACGGCATTGGCCTTGCGCCGCCCGCCGTTGAGGGAGCCGCCCACGAATCCGCCGACATCCTTTAATGCGTCCTGCTGAGGTTTCGGCAGGTGCATATATGCGTCAAGCGTTTCCGTCGAACGGACGGGATTCCGCAGGCGGTCATACAGCTCTGCCACGGTCATCAACTGAGGTTTCCAGTTGAGGTCGTTTCGAGATGCGCCGGTGGTAATGGTAATTTGTCTATCGAATTGCATGACCGTTTTCCTCGCTTTATCGTTATAATGGGGTCTCGCTGTTGGGTTGCTCACGGGTGAACAGCTCAGACGCAACGGACGTCAGGTATCCGGCAATTTCGGAAAGCTCAGTGCCTTTGGTTTCCCATCGCATAAGGGTGTACACGGACTGCCCCAGTTTTTCTGAGTCGATGCTGCGAGCGATGCACACAAGGTTTTTAGGATCCTGTTTTGCAATGGCTGTCAGCCATGCCGTGATGCCCTTTGTGTACTCATTGCCGTTCGGGTCGAGGACGATAACGGGATAAACCTCGGCGTCTTCTTTTTTTTTTTGTTCGTCCGGTGTAGCCATTCCTCAGATCTCCTCCTCACTTGTAGATGTCGCCGCTCTGCTTATGCCGCAGGGTGATTCGGCCCACGACCTCGAACCCCGCCAGCCCGCAAATATACTTGACCGTGTGGATAAGCGCGGCGATAGCATCGAACCGCGCCCGGTATTCACTGGCTGCCGCCGCCTCAATGCCCTGATATGCGGTAGGGTCGGCATAGCCCTTATCGTTATAAAATGGATTGTTGCGAGAATTGAACGCAATCAAATCCTCTTGGATGTTAGACATGGTCGGGATCCTCCATTCGTGCGCCGCACTCTGGGCGGTATTTTCGGCACCAAAGTCCTTTCTTTGAAAATGCGTGTCTGCATCTCGTGCAAACGATAAACTTTCCTTTCTCACGGCTTTCGTAGAAACTCTTTTCCCATTTCGCCGTAGTCCGCAGGGATTCCGGATCGATGGTCGATGCGGCATCAATAGATTCGAGCACTCTTTTGCAGCCCTCAGCATAGAAA